TATTATCTCTATAATAGATATCTTCCATAAGCTCTTCCTCGGTAACGCTCTCATCATACAGCTTATGGGTTGCCAGTATACCAATCTCTTCGCAATCTTTCAGCTTATTCCTTACATACCGATTGCTTGCCTCATTATCTCCAACCTGGTAAATACTTAACGTCGGAGCTTGCGCCATCTGGCTAATTTCATATGCCATCTCGGCTTTCCAATCTTTTGTATATTCTTTTATATTTAACAGTTCCATAACTGTAACCTCCTATTTAAAAGGGGTGGCGCCAAGGTTTTAAAGGTAAAGGTAAGATATAAGCGACACCCCACAAGCAAACTATTTAAGTCTGTTATTATCGGTCATTCCAACAATAACTATAATCAGTAAGAAGAATCCCATTAACCAAATCATTTTTTTATTTCCTTCTTTACTTTACATTTATATTATAACAAATTTTTTAATTTTTGTCAAGCATTACGGCTTTTATCGTCTCCCAAATTTTATTACTAACGCAAACTATAATTAGTAATATTCCAACAACTAAATTTAGCCCTGGAAAAATTGCGCAAATATATGGAGCAGTATTACCTAAGGCCTCATCTCTGTCTTGTGCTCCGCTCATAATGTCTTCAATAAAATCTGGATTATCTTTCAATTCCATTTCAACTCTTGTTTTTACGCAAAGCACACCCATCACATATATCGCAAATCCAATAATCCATAATCTCATTAACATATTTTTTATCTCTTTTCTTTTTACATTATTATTATACAATATTTTTTAAATTTTGTCAATATTTGCATTTATTAAATAATTTGCTTATGATTTACTTAGAGCCAAGGAGGAAAAGAATGGTTAGTTTAGATTATACTTTACAAACTAGCGAAGAACGTAAAGCCTACGTAGAAAAAATTCTTGCGGCTGACCCAAAAGCCGAATGAACTCCTGCCGATCTAGAACACATGGCTGATTACCTTGTGTTCTGTATGGATAAAGAAGAGCGTAAGAGTAAAAAAATTCTTACAGAAAACCGTCTCGTCACCATTAACAAACGCGAAACTTCTTTTGAGGGTCTCGCTGAAAAGTTTGAGAATGGCGAAGACGGTGTTTATAATATGGTACATCAAAACAAACACCAATTATTACAACCAAAAAGTAAAATCACAGAATGAGATATTGAAAATTTACCAGGAATGAAATCAACTATTGAAGCCATTGAATTTTGAAAGAATGTTGTACCAAAAGTAGAAGGCAGAGAAAAATACATTGCTAAAAAGGCTTTAATAGAATTTCGTAAACAACAATATTTAATAAAAGCAGACAACATGTGCCAAATCAAAATCACACCAAATTTCGGCCCAGTAGAAATAGAACTCCCTGCTGAAGAATGGATTGACGATGACGACAATGTAGCATACTGGGGCGTTTCTCTATGCGACCCAAAGGTTTGCTCCGCAATCCTTTGTAATTACTCTCGCCTTAAACAATCGGGTTGGGAAAATTTTGGTTCAGATACCTATTACCTAATGAGCGAATTTGATGCGATATCTGGGGCAGCGCTTGCTAAATATCCTCTATATTACCGAATCGTAGAACTTAAAATTGATAGTGTTCAAAACCAAGAAATTCAGCGTCGTTTAGAAGCAGAATTTGGCATTTGCCATTCTCTTGAATACATTTCATCATTATGGCGCAAAAAAATTCCAAACCTTATTGCCTCAGAAGCAGAAGACCGCTTTTTAAATTGGTATTTTACAGTAATTGAAAAAGGTACTTACAAAAAATGTAGTCGTTGCGGCGAAATCAAACTCGCGCACAATAAATATTTTAGTAAAAACAGCACCTCAAAAGATGGCTTTTATTCCATCTGTAAAGATTGCCGAAACCATAAACAGATAATCCCTGAAGACATCTTTGGACAATTATAACCAAAATTTTTTGGTCATTTTTCTTTAATTAAGAAGGGGGTACGTTTTATGGGAAATTACAAAGCGGCAAGAGAAAAATTGTATTACTGTGAAAAATGTGGCCGTACCATGAACGGTGACCAATTTTACACTTCATACAATTTAGATAAATACCCAAATGATGGGAAACTTAAACAATGTAAAAAGTGTCTGACGATGCATGTGGATAACTGAGACCCAGACACTTTTTTGCCTATTCTCCAAGAGATAGATATACCTTGGGTGCCAGAAGAATGGAACAAACTTCTTCGTAAATACGGACAGAACCGTGCGGAAGTGACTGGCACCACAATTTTAGGACGTTACATATCAAAGATGCGCTTGAACCAATTCAAGGATTACCGATGGAAAGACACCGAGTTTCTCCAAGAGTTAGCTAATGCGCGCATCAAAGAGACTATGGAACGTCAAGGCTACTCCGCAGCTGATATTGCGGAAGCTCTCTCCAAAGGTTTCATTCCAGCACCTCCCGCTCCTCCTAAACTTGAAAGGGATGAAGAGGAAGAAGAACCTGCGCAAACTACTAATAGTGGCGGTTTTAGTTGAGCTGGGGTGTCTACTGACCAACAAAATCTTACGGCAGAAGAAATTGGCCTTACCGAAGAAGATGTTGCTTATCTTCGTTTAAAATGGGGCAATCTCTATAAACCAGAAGAATGGGTTAAACTTGAACAGCTTTACAACGATATGATGGAATCCTATGATATTCAAACAGCTGGTCACATAGATACATTAAAACTTATTTGTAAAACCTCTCTCAAAGCCAATCAACTTATAGATATTGGCGACGTAGAGGGTTACCAAAAAATGCAAAAAGCCTACGATAGCTTGATGCGCTCAGGTAAATTTACTGCAGCGCAGAATAAAGCTGAATCTGGTGAATACGTTGACTCAATTAGTGAGCTTGTGCTTATCTGTGAAAGAGATGGATTTATTCCTCGTTATTATGTAGAAAAGCCAGCTGATAAAATTGACCTAGTTCTTAAAGACATGCAAAGTTATACTCGTAATCTTGTTATGGAAGAAATGGGCTTGGGCAATATGATTGAAAACGCTTTGCGCCAAATTGAACAAGACAAAGAGAAAGAAGAATCAGAAGACAAACTTACCGATGATGAATACGCAGACCTTTTCGCCGATGAAGAGGACGATATCTTAACTGCTGAGGACTTTGAAGAATTTAATGAATTCCAGCAGAATGAAGCAGAGGCAGACCAGGAGAACGAAGATGGCACTGAAAGACCTGCTTCGGCTTAATGAGAAGCGTAAAAAAATCGGTATTTCTGAGGAACGTATTAACGCAATCAAACCAGCATTGCGCCAGTATATTGCCTTTTGGCGAGAATATCCAGACCTCTTTGTAGATTTTCTACAAACTGGCGGTAATCCGGACATAGAGCCTGAATTTAAATTCTTCGCCTACCAAAGAGTATTCTTGCGCGTGGCGATGCGCTACAAATACACTTATTGCGTTTTTCCACGTGGATACTCAAAATCTTTCTTATCAGTTTTAATTTTAATGTGTCGTTGTATTCTTTACCCTCAATGCGCTTTATTCGTAACTTCGGGTGGTAAAGAGCAATCAGCAAAAATCGTTCAAGAAAAAGTGCAGGATATTTGTAGCAAGATTCCTGCGTTTAATAGAGAATTGGACCGTCGGCCGGGTAAAACACGTGAAGGTAAAGACTTTGTGCGTTACGTCTTTAAGAACGGTTCTTACTTTGATAACGTCGCTGCCTCTGAACGTTCAAGAGGTTTGCGTCGTCAAGGTGGAGTAATAGAAGAGTGCGTTGGTGTTGATGGTCAAATTCTTTCAGAAGTTATTTTACCAATGATGAACGTTTCTCGTCGTTGCGCCGATGGTACAACACAAAAAGACGAAGTTCTTAATAAATCACAAATTTATATCACTACCAGTGGATATAAAAATACATTTAGTTATAACAAACTTATTCAGTTGCTTGTATGAATGATTACTGAGCCAGAAAAATCCTTTATTATGGGAGGTACTTGGCGCATCCCTGTTATTGCGGGATTACAGGAAAAAACCTTCATACAAGATATGAAAAAAGATGGAACCTTTAATGAGGCTTCATTCGGCCGTGAATATGAATCTCGTTGAAGTGGCACTGTTGAAGATGCTTTCTTCAATGGTGAAGTTTTTGATAGAAATAGAGTATTGAACCAACCAGAATATGAATATTCTGGCCGTTCAACTGCTTTAACCTATTATATTATTTCAGTAGATGTTGGCCGTAAAGATTGTGAATCTGTAGCGACCATTTGAAAAGTTAATCCTCAGGCTGTCGGTGAAGCATTTAAATCACTTGTTAATATTGAGGTTATGGAAAACGACCATTTTGAAACGCAAGCCATTTGGCTTAAAAAACTTTATTATCGTTATAAAGCAAAGCGTTTAATTATAGATGGTAACGGTTTGGGCTTGGGCTTAATGGATTATCTTGTTAAACCGCAAATTGACCCAGTAACTGGCGATGAATATCCAGACTTCGGTGTTTATGGCGGAACTTATGAGGGCGTTCTTGATGATTACAAAAAATTTAGAACTGCTAATACTGAGCAAGACGCAATTTATATTATTAAAGCAAATGCGCCAATCAACTCTGTTGCACACGCAAACGTTCAAACACAGATGAATGCTGGTAAGATACGTTTATTAATTGATGAGCGTGTGGCAAAAGAAAAATTACTTGGTACTAAGTTAGGACAAAATATGACGCCAGAAGAAAGGGCAGATTACTTATATCCGTTCACCTTAACTTCTATATTAAAAGAAGAAATGATGAATTTACGAGAAGAAACAGAAGGATTAAATATTATTTTAAAGCAAGCTAACAAACGCATTATCAAGGATAAATTTTCTGCGTTTGAATATGGCTTATATTATATAAGAGAAGAAGAAGAAAGTAAAAAACGTAAAAGACATACGAAAATATCTGAATATATGTTTATGAATTAGGAGGCAAAAAATGTTAGATTCAAGAGGAGAAATTAAAATACACGAAATTTTAGAAGAAGCCGGTTTGACATTTAAGGAAGAATTTAGTTTTGAAGGACTTGCCTCTGAAAATGGTCGCCCTTTGCGTTTTGATTTTGTTGTCTTTGATGATGATGGCAAAATAGATTTCATTATTGAATATCAAGGTCGTCAACATTATGAGGCAAGTGCAAAATTTGGCGGAAAGCGCGGTTTGTTCCAGCAACAACATAATGATAATAAGAAAAGAAGATTTTGCGCTTTGCATGGGATTACTTTAATAGAAATCCCTTATACAGAAGAAAATTTAATTACTTACGATTATATTATGGAAAAAGCTGGTTATTAAAAAGGAGGGTGCAATCTTGGAAGAAGTAAAAACGCAAGAGGCCATCCATGCAAAAGGCTTTGACATGGTAAATGGGCCTGCGACAGAATATAATAAATTAAAGATTGGCTTAAAAACCGTCCAAGATGCTGTCCTTGAATTAGGCACATATCAAGATGGTTTTAAAGAATACGTAAATAAGAAAGATATTATACGCGCGCTCGCAGATAGAGATCTTAGAGCACTCCGCGCAATTTCTAATTACTTTTACAGAACCGATGGTATTTACCAAAAAGTTGTAGACTACTTTGCTACAATGTATCGTTTTGATTGGTACATTGTGCCTGATATTTTAGATGATAATATTAAAGAAGATAAGATTTTAAAAGAATTTGTAAAAATTCTAAATTATTTAGATAATTCTTATCTTAAAAAGTTATGCTCTGATATTGCCTTAAAAGTTATTAGAGACGGTGCTTATTATGGTTATATCATACCAAGTGATAATGGCTTAATTTTACAAGAATTACCAATTGATTATTGTAGAGTTCGTTATCACGTAGGGAATTTGCCAGCAGTAGAATTTGACATGCGCTGGTTTGATACGCGTTTCCCAGATGTTAATTATCGTATGCGTATCTTAGATTTATTCCCTGATGATTTTAAGAAGGGATACTTACTTTACAAAAAAGGAAAATTACCAAAAGAACCAGACCCATGGAATAGAACAATTTGGCAAGATATTCGTTGGGGCGACCATATAGATTATGGCTGTTGGTATTTACTTGACCCAGGCAGTGTTATTAAATTTGACCTTGGGCCAGGTCGTGGTGATTTACCATTATTTGTAAATGCTATTCCATCAATTATTGATTTAAACCAGGCGCAAGGATTAGATAGACAAAAACAAGCGCAAGACCTATTGAGGATTATCGTACAGAAACTCCCATTAGATAAAAATGGAGATTTAATCTTTGACGTTGATGAAGCGCAAGATATTCATAATAACGCAGTGGCAATGCTTCAACGTGCTATTGGCGTTGACGTATTAACAACATTTGCGGATGTTGAGTCAATTGATATGAGTAACAATATTTCAACTGCTAATGTTGACGGACTAGAAAAAGTTGAAAGAACAGTTTATAATTCTCTTGGTGTTTCAAAGAATTTGTTTAATACTGATGGTAATCTATCACTAGAAAAATCAATTCTTGAAGATGAAGGAGTAATGAGACGATTACTTTTGCAATTCCAGATATTTTTTGATAGAATTACACAGGATAGAGTTCAAGCTAAGAATAGAAAGAGATACAATTTCCATCTCTATATTCTTGAAACTACTCAATACAATTACAAAGACCTTTCCAAGATGTATAAAGAACAAGTGCAAATTGGTTACTCTAAAATGTTACCACAGATTGCGCTTGGTCATTCACAAAGCTCAATTGTCAATACAGCATACTTTGAGAACAACATCTTACACTTATCAGAAATCATGATACCACCACTTATGTCATCAGTTATGTCAAGTGAAAGTATTTTGGGCGAAAAACCACAAACTACAACGACTAAAACTGAAAATAATACAGGTGGCTCGGAATCTAGTGGTGCAGGTAGACCTGAGAAAGCTGAATCCGAGAAAAGCGATAAAACTCTTAAAAACGAAGAGGCAAAAAGTTAGGAGGATACACTATGCATATTAGTATAAAAATGAATACTCCTTGTGAGTTTATTAACTTAGAGCCTGTTAATCCTCTTATTAGTAAAGTGCAGATAAAAGTTTGTTATGTCGGCGAAGAACCTAACCGAAATGGCACGGTTATTACCAAGGAAGTTGCTAGCCAAATGGCTAACAGCCTCCCTGGTTCTCCAATCGTTGGCTTCTATAATGAAACCAGTGGCGATTTTGAAGAACATAACAGAATTATTGATTTATCTAATGGTAAATTTGAATTCAAGGACACTACAAGACCTTATGGTTTCGTAGATTTAAATGCGCGCGCTTGGTTCCAGAAATTTGAAGATGATGGGGTTGAACATGAATACCTCATGACAGAAGGTTATATCTGGACTGGCCAATACCCAGAAGCTAAACGTATTTTAGCTAAGGGCAATAATCAATCTATGGAATTAGAAAATGTTGAAGGTGCTTGGACAAGAAACACCAAGGATGATTACGAATTTTTCATTATCAATGAAGCAATAATCTCCAAGCTTTGTATCTTAGGAGAAGATGTAGAACCTTGTTTTGAAGGCGCTAGCATCGGCAAGTTTGAATTCAGTTTTGATGAAGGATTTGTAAAAACATACAGCGCATTTATTAGTGAGATGAATAGCTTAATAAAAGGAGGAACCCCTGTGGAAGATAAGGAAATTATGGTCAACGAAGAAGAAGTAAAAGAAGAAGAACTCGTTGATGAAGAAAACCCAGAAGAAGTTCCTGCCGAAGAAGCAGAAGCAGAAGTAGTTGAAGAATCAGCAGAAGAAGAAGCCGAAGAAGAGGCTGAACCAGAAATTGAGGAAGAAGCTGCCGAAGAAGAAGCTGACGAGGCTGAGGAAGAGGGTGAGCCTGAACCTGCTCCTGAGTTCCATGTTGAGGATACTCAAGAATATAAGGATTTAATGGCTAGATGCTCCGCATTAGAAGAAGAAGTTACTTCTTTAAGAGCATTTAAATTAAAGGCTGAAAGAAAAGATAAAGAAGCTATGATTGCTAGTTTCTATATGCTTTCAGACGAAGACAAGCAAGATGTTGTTGAGAATATTGATAAATATTCATTAGATGACATTGAAGCAAAACTTTCAATCATTTGTGTTCGTAACAAGGTAAACTTTAACCTTGAAGATGAAAATACAGAAAAGAAGGAAACAGTCGTGTTCTCTTTAGACAATGAAGAAGATGATGATACTGTTACTCCTGCTTGGGTAAAAGCTGTCCAAAAAGTTGCGAAAAATAAAAAGTAAAATAAGGAGGATATATAACAGATGGCTAGAGAGAATTTAAGTGGCGTTAAGTTCGTTGAACGTGGTTATGGCCAGGTTGAACCAAACCATTTATCAGCTCAGAGAACTGGTCAAATTTATGCTCAGTTACCAGCTGACGCTGAAATTGAAATGCTACAAAATGGCCAATTCGTCAAATATGACTATTCTAAGGGATTAGTTGACTTTGAAGGAAAAGGCGAATGGATGTTAGTATATAACGAAGTTAAGGTTTATAGAGATTATTTATACGATGCTGACTTCGCTATGATTAACAGAAACTATATTGCTAAGGTTTATAACCCTGTTGGCGCTGATGACGTTGATATGGGACGTACTCGTGATTATACAAGTATTACTACACCAGCTGACCCTTATGAGGTTGATTCTATTGAAGACCCATTTGCTCATTCTTGGGTTAAGGCAGCTCCTGGTATGATGCCAGAAGGTACTAGAATGGTTCCACGTGTATTCAAGACAAACGTTGGCGATATCTTCACTACGAACTTAGTTGATGAAGAAGAATTAGAATTAGGCAATGTCCTTACACCAAGAGATGCTGATGGTATCTTAGTTAAAGGTGAAGGCGACATGGAATGGGAAGTTGTTAAAGTTTATACAATGCCTGACCACCAGAAGGGCGTTAAATTAATGCGTATTAAATAATAAGGAGAGGAGATAAGACGATGTTAGATAAGCAAAATTTATTAGCATTAGCCAAGTTAGTTGCTGGTGCAGACCGTAATGCTCCTGCTGCTTATAGCTACAATGGTGAGAGTTTCTCTTACGATCAGTTGAACGAGACATTACGCGAAGAATTTAATGAATATGCTGGTACATATGCATTATACAGACAAAATAAAAATTTAATTTTCTCAATTATTGAAGAAACAATTGATGAAATTTTACCAAAGAAATTAAGCATTGCTTACGATCAGTTTGCTGAAGTTAAGCAATTTGCGCAAGGTGACAAACCTTTATTTAGAAGAAAATTCAATAGCCGCAATCGTGCTAAACAGTTCATTACTAGAGTTGGCTTAGCTGGCGTTTATGAAGTCTTCAAGCTTGCTGCTGGTACAGAGAGCTTTGAAGTTCCAACTAGCGCTATCGGTGGTGCCGCTCAGATTGGTTTTGAAGAGTTCTTAGACGGTAGAGTTGATTTCTCTGAATTAACTGGTATTGTTATGGAAGGTATGGATGAACTCATCTATGAAGAAATTGGTGAAGCTCTTAAAGGTGCTATCAACCAGTTACCTGCTAGAAACATTGTTACAGTTAATGACTGGGATGAGGCTAAATTTGATGAATTATTAATGGTTGCTAGTGCTTATGGTACTCCAACCGTATATTGCACAATGGAATTTGCAGTTAAAATGCTCCCAGCTGAGGCTTGGAGATACACGGAAGCTATGAAGGATGAGCTTTACAGAACTGGCAGATTAGCTGGTTACAAAGGCTACAATGTTGTTATTCTTCCTAACGGCTTCAAAGATGAAACATTATCTGAAAAGGCAATTGACGCTTCTTACTGCTGGATTATCGCAGCTGGTGGCGACACTAAGCCAGTTAAGGTCGCTTTAGAAGGCGGTACCTTAGTTGACGAGTGGAAGAACCATGACTGGTCAAGAGAAATCCAGGTTTACAAGAAAGTTGGTGTCGTTGCTATGATGAGCAATAACATCTGTGTTTACAGAGACTTATCATTAGCTGATATGACTAAGTTCAACTTAAAAGACAATGTTCAGAACGTCGTAGTTATCAAGGAACCTGAAGATGGTGGCGCTGAAGGCGGCTCCGAGGGTGGTTCCGAAGGTGGCGCAGACGGATCGGGAAATTAACGGTAACAGTTAATAAGTTGGCCACTCTTCCATCTTGGGATGCTCATTATGCAGATATGCAGACCAACAATGGGGCTGTTACAGTAGAACAAAGTGGTGATGAAGTCTTAATTAAAGGCGATTTAGAATCGTTAGTATCATTTGCTTCTAGTAATCCAGCTCAAGGCGAGCATAAGTGGATTGGCTTAGATATTAATACTGGTTTAGATTCAATCGTTGGCGCTACTTGGAATGGTAGTGCATTAGAACAGGCCGATGAAGACGAGGCTTCCGGTTTAGGTTTAGCTAAGGGCCACATCGTGTTCTGGGCAAAAGCTGAGGATTTAGCTCAAGCTGCTAGAACCATTGCAATTGGTGCAGAAGACGAAGTCGTCAATTTAAGTGTTGCATTTGTTGCAGCATAATACTAAAAGGAATTTAAGGGGAAAGAGGAAACTTTAGTGGTTCCTTTTTCCCCATTTTTTCGGTTTTAAGAGAAAAAGGAGAAAAAAAATGAAAAAAAGAATTAATGTTAAAAACAGAAGCGCTGGTAATGTTGTTTATACAGTTCCAGATTTAAAAGTTCGTAGAGACTTTATGCCGGGTGAGATTAAGACTATTGACCCAGAAGAGCTTACACAGCTTTCTTATACACAGGGCGGTCGTTTATTAATTACCCAGTATTTACAGATTTTAGATGAGCCTGCACGTGAAGAAATTAATGGCCCAATTGAACCAGAGTATAATTTCACGGATGAAGATATTAAGGATTTAATTCTTAAAGGCTCATTAGATTCTTTCTTAGATGCGCTTGATTTTGCGCCAATTGGTGTTATTGATTTAATCAAGAAATATGCTGTTTCTTTACCAATGGTTGATATGAATAAAATGGCAGCTTTAAAAGAGAAGCTTGGCTTTGATGTGATGGCAGCTGTTAATGCAGTTAACGAAGAAAAGAAAGAAGAAGAGGCAGCTCCTGCGCCAAAACGTACAACTCGTAGAGTTCCAGTTGGTGGTGAAGAAGCACCTAAAAAATCTGGTGGACGTAGAACAAAAGCGACTCCTAAAGAATAACAGGGATAAAAAGGAGGTACTTTAATGGGAACATCGTTTGTAGATGTATATAATCGTTTTTTGGGGAAGATTACAGACGATATGTATATGGAATTAACACCAGAAGATACGATTAAAGATTTACGTACATTGTTAGTAGACGCAATTCCCGGTTTTGAATTTCCTCGTAAAGATTTATATGACTATGCGCTTGAAACATTAGTCATTGATGAAGATTCGGTAGAAGATGGAGATTTTATAATTGGGGTTGTTTGGGATGAATTAGATGATGGGGAATATCCAAAGGCGCAAGTTCTCATTGAGCGCTCTCATTTCAACATGGAGTTAACCAGCGAGGAAATTAACATTCTTGCGATTTTGATGATGAATGGATGGTTGCAACGCCAAATTACATCTATTGAAAACACAAGAATGAAATATAGCGGTAGCGATTTTAAATTTACCTCACAAGCAAACCATTTGGCAAAGCTTCAATCTTTATTAGGTGAAACGCAACGTCAATCGCATCATATGCAACGTTTATATAAACGTAGAAGAACTGACCCAGAAACTGGATTGATTGAATCCAACTGGGGTAATCAAATTGGCTATGGTGTTTATTACGATGTTAGAAAAACCTTGAAAACTAATGATGCTCATGAAAATGAAAGCGATAGCTCAAGTAGCGATAGCGATTTAGATGAGTATGATGAGGTTATTTATGATGGCGGCGAAGTTGGATAACCTTGAAATTCCAGATGAAGTGGTAAAAGCCGACATTACAAGATTGACTAACCAATTATGGAAGTTAATTCCAATGAGAGAAAATGAGGAAAATTGACAGTCTCAATTAGAGACTGTTTTAATTGAAATTACTGGCTTATGCGGTTTATTTGATATTAAAGAAAATCATTTAATTTTACTTTCTAAACTTGAAGGAATGCGGGAAGTAGAAACTGATTTTATGATTTATAGAAAAACCGTTTTTGAGTGTATTTCATTATTAAGGGAGATATGCCATGGATAGATATAGGTCACAATTTTTCGGTATCTCAAATATGGCTAAAAGGTTAAAACATGGGGGTGGCTATCCGCAGCAAGATAGAATGATTCATGATAAGCGTTGGAGTTTAGACCATGCTGTTTTATATTCTTATCAGGGCGCAAAAGTTCAGCACATTGAAGGTGGTGAAGTTGCGCCTGCGCTCATGAATCCAAATAAATTGACTCAAAACTATGACGATAAGATTTTATCTGTTGGATTTGAGTATGATTATAAGCCGGGAGATGTCTTTGAGTGGCAGAATACTGACACGAAGTGGATTATCTATTTACAAGATAAAACAGAACTTGCTTATTTTAGGGGTGATGTTAGACGTTGTAGATATCAAGTCTCTTGGAAAAAAGAAGATGGGGAGATAGAAACTGTTTATCTCGCTGTTAGAGGGCCAGTAGAAACAAAAATAGAATATATTCAAAAATCGGGTATCAGTGTTGATAACCCAAATTATAGTATTAATTTTTTAATGACTAAAACGCCAGAGTCTTCTAAATATTTTAGACGTTATGCTAAATTCTATTTAAAAGGAATTGGTGAAGGAGACCCTAATACATGCTGGCGCGTAGAGGCAGTAGATAGTATTAGCATGGAGGGTGTATTACAGATTAATGCGGTTGAATATTATGCTAACGAAACTGAGGATGATATGGAGAATGGTCTTGTTGGCGGTTTAATTGTGAAACCGATTGACCCTGCAACACCTACTGATTTAATTGTGGGAGAAACATTTATCAAGCCAAGAATTGCGGCTACTTATACTTATGAAGGTACAAATAGAGCAGTTTGAAGCATTGACAAGAAATATCCTGTTGAATATAAAGTTGACGGTAATAAGATTACTGTCAAATGGACGAAAGCCTATAACGGCCAATTTGAGATAAAATGTAATGACAAGGTAAAGACAGTAGTTGTTGAGTCATTATATTAGAGAGTAAAAGGAGTAAGAGCTATGATTAAGAATTATAAAGAGCCTCAATCTAGCTTTATGTCAGTAGAAAAGGATTTAACTATTATTACTGACAAAATGATACAAGACAAGAGGCTAAAAAAATTATTGTATTATACTACGAAAGACGCTTTAAAACATAAGGACTTAACAGAAGAACAAACTCTTCAAGTATTGCTTAATAATATCAAGATTGTCCCAAAACTTTATGTGGATGGTAGCGTGCTTACTTATGTAATTATCAGTTTTGATAATTTTGTAACAAATGCAGAAAATCCACAATTTAGAGATAACATTGTTACTTTTGATATTATTTGTCATTTTGACCAATGGCAATTAGAGGACTTTCAGTTACGCCCTTATAGGATTGCGGCTGAAATAGATACATTATTTAATAATCAGCGTTTAACTGGTATTGGTACTTTCCAATTCCTTGGCTGTAATCAAATCATATTAAATGATGAATTTGCGGGTTTAACTCTAATGTATAGCGCTATTCACGGGGGCGAAGATAAGAATTATAATAAAGACCAAAGAGACTTATTGAGCCCAGTAGAAGAACAGCAATACTTGGAAGATTTTAATGAGACTTTTAATGATGGTCGTAATATTAAGTGATAATGGACAGTTTGATGTTAATGTCTGGGGTTGATATACCAATCCCAGAATTACAAACTGCTGTTCACCAACCAACAATTAAAGAAATAAGTATGATAGGGGAGAAGGAATTTTTTATGGGGGCGCAAGTACTCTGCCTGAACAAAACTATGTATATACAGGACGAAAACCTTCTATCCGAAACCACAAATTTTCAAATATTTATGACGATGATGCAAAGCAAGGAAGCAGTGAATGCTAAATTGTGCGTACTCAAAGTTTTAAGTTTATTATTCCCTAACGCACAGGTATTTTTTACCCCAAGGGCATTAATGTTAAATTTGGGGGAACAAAGTATTAATATAGATGAGAATAATTTTGAAAACTTGCAATTAATAATGAGTGCGATTTTTTGCTTAAAGGATAGTGGACAAGAGTCATATAATCCAGCAAATGAAGAAGCACGAAAAATTGCTGAAAAGCTCATGCGAGGTCGTCAAAGAGTCGCCGCTCAAAAGGCGCAAGAAAATGGCGACAGCGTATTTACACGTTATCTTTCAATTCTTACTATTGGATTGCATATTAGGTTGCAAGATTTGTTAGATTTAACAATTTTCCAATTGTATGATTTAATTGAAAGATATATGCTTAATTCCAACTGAGATTTGGATGTTAAACAGCGATTAGCTGGTGCAACACCAGACCATGATGTTGAGGATTGAATGAAAAATATTCATTAAAAAATAAGGAGGAAGATTTAATATGAAGTTCGGCGTACGCGAAATTTGCGAAGTTGTTTTGAAGGCAAAAGCAGCTATGAAAGTCGGTAATAAGGTTTTCTACAAGAACGAACCAGTTATCTATTTTGATACATTAAAGACTTCTAGTATGGAAGGCGCTGCTACTACTGTTTATGCACAGGGTGGCCGTGGTAACTCAAGACTCGTTGCTTGGGAAGGTGAAAGAACTGTTACTTTCACAATGGAAGATGCTTTAATTTCTCCAGAAGGTTTCATGATTCTTTCTGGTGCTGGCTTAGTTGATGCTACAAGTGAAAAACCATTATTCCAGCACTTTGTTGAACAAACAGATGATTTTGATGCTGATGGTACAATTAGAATTGAACATATGCCTTATTTACCAGTTGGTAATAAGGATAATTTTGCTTATGTTATGTTAGTTAAGAATGGCGAAATTATTAGTGAACCATATATCCCAGAACATACTTGGGAAAAAGATGAACAGGGTAAGGATGTTGTCCCAGAAAATCCAGAAATGAGTGAAGATGGTAAATATATTATTCATATTGCTGGTCATGATAACTATGCTTATACCGGTAATGATGAAGTTGAATCAGATCAATACGATGCTAACAGTGCTGTAAATGGCAAATATGCTGATTTCTTAGCTTCTTTAAAAGATGCTGACGCAGTAATCGTTGATTACTATGAGAGAAAAGAATCTGGTGCTCGTCAGATTGAAATCACTCCAGATAAGTTCGGTGGTAACTTCTATCTTGAAGCTGAAACATTATTTAGAACTCAAGATGGTGTTGATTTACCAGCTATCTTCACGATTCCAAACTGCAAGATTCAGTCCAACTTTACATTTACAATGGCTTCAAGTGGCGATCCATCTACATTCACATTCACGATGGATGCTTTCCCTGACTATACTAGATTTGATAAGTCAAAGAAAGTATTAGCTACTATCCAGATGTTTGATACAGCTGGTTCATTAGGCTTAATCAGAAATGCTACTGATCATAGCTATGATACTAAGTTTAATGAAAAGTTATTTGACTAATTAAAAATAATAATTAAGGGGAAGGGTAAAACCTTCCCCGTTTTTTTATAGGGGTGAAGGAGATTATGGCAAGAGAAGTTTGAGAAAAAGTCGGTGGGAAATTAAAAGGCGGAATAGGAGATTATGTCCATGCTCATTTGGAAGATTATAGAAATTTTGGTATTAATAGAAAAGAAGAAAATGATGTTAATGAAGTTGCTTTGGAAGCAGAATATGCTTTATATAAATCTCATCAACAATTAAAAAATTTAATAAAAAATAAAGATCGTAATATTAACGCAAATATTATAGAAAAATATTTAACAAGTTTTTTTTATCCTGGCGGAATACATTCAGATATTAATCCAGTAGGCAATATTAATCAATTTAATATTCAAAATGAATTAAATAAAGCTGTTGAACAAAAATTTCCTGCATTGCAAGCCAATTTATCAAATTTATCTTTAGAATCATTGGGCGGATCTACTATTGATTCAAATATGAACGAAGTTTATAAATATATGGGAATATCTAATAAAACTGGTGCAATTAAAAGACCTACATTACAAAAATTAGTTGATAAAGGTATTGGTGCTGTTAAACATAATTTAAGACAATTAAGAAAAGAATTAAATTCTACCCCAAGAATTGCGACAATTTCAAAAATTTTAGTGGAATTAGAAAAATATTCTAATCAGTTAATTGAATACATTAATAATTATATTGACCCAGATGGTGTTAGTAAAACAAAACCAATTCCATTAAGAGAGGTTAGCGGCGAATTAACAGATTTAGGAGTATTAATTAAAGAAATTAATCGTTTTAATAAAACAGTATTATTACCAACAAAAAAAGATTTTGGAGATATTGGAGAAATGGGGATTGCCTATGCCCTTGGCGTTGGTGGCGCTAAAATAAAAGATACTTTAGAAAATTTAGCATATGAAAATTTTATTAATAATAATACTCTTGTTGGTACAAAACAAACAAAAACAGTATATGGACGAGCAAGCAGTTTTATGTATTTAGATGTTGTAGCAGGTGAAATGTCTGGCTTTGATAATACCAAGTATTGAAATAAAAATGAAAGAAAAGGTACTGATAAAAAAATTAAATATAATTATAATACAGATGATAGAACATTATATTCAATATCAACATCGTCTGATACCGTAGATATTGCAATTAATTTAGATCCAGATTCCTATTTAGGACAACAATTAAATGGGAATGGGGAATTGGGCCAGTTATATGCCTCAATAAAAAATTATGAAACAATAGATTCTAAAAAAGGGGTTGGTATTTTAGATAGTGCTCCATTATTAGCTTTATTGGAATTAGCATCTACTGATTTTGTTAATCATTATTTAAATTTATTAGCTTTTGATTTAAATACAATTTCTTATCAGCAGGAAATAGCATACATTGGAGCGGTTAGAGGATTATCTGGATTAAGAAGTGTAGATACTCCTTATATGCAAACGCAATACTCTGATTGTTTTATAGTAAATACTCGCTCTGAAGAACAAGTATATGTTTTTTCAACCGGAATGTTATTGAATGAATTAGAAAAAATTAATAATTATGGCAATATTAAGACAACACCTCCTGTTTTTACTCCTTTTACTAGCGCGGAAAATAGATGAATTGGAGAAAAACCAGACTACGCAAATGCTGGTATGCGTATTTCAAAATTAATTGCTGCTTTACATAAAACAAAATTATCTTTTTCAATAATAAATTTAAAATCAATAAAACGATAAAAATAATAAAAAAAATTGTTTTTGATAAAAAAATATATTATATTTTATATATTAGGAGGGAAAAATATGAATTTTCAAGATCTTAAACTTTCAATACCATCTGAACAAACTAGTTTTAAATTTAATGATCAATATATTAATCTTATATATTATTTACCTGTTAATGATAAACTTGAATTAATTAGTTGAGTTATTAATCAAAGCGCAGATGAATTAAAATTTTATAATGTAGGGAAATTAAATATATTTTTAACAATTGGTATTATAAAATATTATACTAATATTGAATTTAGTGATTCTGATTTATTAAATCCGCCAAATTTATATGATTTATTAATTTCTTCTGGATTGTATAATGAAGTTATTAAAATAATTCCAGAATCTGAGTTTGAATGGATTCAAAAAACCTTATATGATACTGTTGATTCAATTTATAAATACCAGAATTCTATTTTTGGCATTCTTGATGCAGTAACTACTGATTATGAAAATCTTAATTTTGATGTAAGTGAACTTCAAAAGAATATTTCTAATCCAGAAAATTTAACACTTTTGAAAGACGTGGTTACGAAGTTGGGCTAAGTCCTTTTATTCTATTGGTTTAATTTTGATATACCAATAGAGAAGACGAATTTTTAATGGGGGTTCTTACTCTAAGTAAGAACCCCATTTTTTTATAGGAGAGAAAGGAGCCGTTACTTATGCCAAATGCAACAGCAACATATACTTTAAAATTTATTGCCGATACCAATGAGGCTAAAAAGAATTTAAATGATTTAAAGCAAGCTTTTGATAATGCTTTTACTTCAAATAAAATTGGCGATAAAATGATAAGCCCAGAGGCAATAAAACAGGCTGCTGAGCTAAGAGGAATTATTGAGCAAGCAAAAGACTCTGCTGGTAATTTTGATTTAAGTAAATTTACAAATGGATTAAAAAATGCAAAAATACCTCTTGAACAAGTTGGTTCAATTTTACATAATATAGGGGCAGATAATGCTTTTGATTTATTATCTCAACAAGTTTTAAGCGCTGATGCAAACACAAGAATTTTACGTGGTACTGTTAAAAAGTTTTTTGATGGTTTAAAAAATACTGCGATGTGAACTATTCAATCACAGGCAATTCATGGTGTACAAAGTGCTTTAAGTAGTGCATATAGATATGCTCAACAATTAAATAAAGGTTTAACTGATATAGCAATAGTTTCAGACTTAGATACAAAGCAATTAACAGCTTTTGCTAAAACGGCAAACCAAATGGCAAGAGATTTAAGCGCGAGCACAAGTGATGTTGTATCTGGCGCTTTAATTTATTACCAAGCTGGTTTAAGTGATGAGGAAGTTTTAAAACGTACTGAAACTACGATTAAGCTCGCGCAGACTTCTGGTGAAAGTGCTGAGCAAATTTCTTCATATATGACAGCCATTTGAAATAACTTTTATGATGGTTCTAAATCAGTTGAATATTACGCAGATGCAATTTCATATTTAGGTGCTGTTACTGCCGCAAGCAATGCTGATATTGCTGAAGGTATGCAAGCATTTGCTGCGACCGCAAATACAGTTGGTTTAAGTTATGAATATGCAGCAAGTTCATTGACAGTACTAAGAGATGTTACACAACAAAGTGCTTCTACAATTGGTAATTCTCTTAAAACTATTTTTGCACGTTTAAGTAGCGTTAAACAGGGTGAATCTTTAGAAGATGGCGTTGATTTTACAAAATATTCTAAAGCTTTATTGGATGTTGGCGTTAATATTTTAGATGTTAATGGCGATTTAAGGAGCATGGATGATATTCTTGATAATTTGGCAGAAAAATGGCAAGGATTATCAAATGCTCAAAAAGTGGCTTTAGCGCAAACCGTTGGTGGAGTTAGACAATATAATAATTTAATTTCATTAATGGATAATTATGAACGTTTTCAAGAATTAGTATCCGGGGCTCAAAATTCAGAAGGTTATTTACAAAATCAAGCTGATATATATGCTGATTCTTGAGAGGGCGCTTCAAACAGAGTAAAAGCTGCTTTTGAAAGAATTTATGATCAAATTATAAATGATAAATTTTTTATTACTTTAACAAATTTTTTAAGTTTTATTGTTAATCTTATAGGTGACATTATTGATGGAATGGGTGGATTAAAAGGTTTATTACCTTTTATTGTTAATGCTTTTTTATCAATTAATCCAAAAGAAACTGCTCTAGGCTTACAAAATTTAGTTAAAGAAATTTTAGAATTAAAAAATGCTTTAAATGGGGTTACTGATGCGCAAAATAGATCAGCTCAATCACAAATGTTTGAGGCATGAATTGATAAGGCTTTTATTGGTAATGGAGAAGCAAATCCGCAAATATTACAATTAGCTGACCAAACAAAAAAATTAAATGAAGCTGCTGTAGAAGCAAGAGCTAAAGGCCAAGAACAAGAAGCTGCCAGATTACAAATAATTGTTGATAGAAATGTTAATATATTAAATTTATTACAAAAACAAGCAAAAACAATTGATGAGACAGCTGGGAAATATAATGATCTTGAAAAAGCAAATAGATATGCTGAACAAGCGGTTCTTAAAGGTCAAGCAGTTGATTATTTAAAAAATCAAAATAATACGATAGAAGATAAGAAAAATTATTTAAATGCTTTAAAAGCAGATCCAACTGCTTTTGGTTTTAATAAAGATTTTGTTAAAAATAATAAAAATTTACAAAATATAGATAAAATAACTGAAAAAACTGCTAAAGAAATAATTGATGGAATTGTTAAAAGTTTTGAAAGATCTCTAGTGGGTACTGTTACTCAAATGAGAAAGAGTGCTGGCGAAGGTCCGTATGAAAACGCCGAAGAAAAATTACTAAAAGCTACTCAAGAAGTTAATGAAAAGAAAAAAGAAACTAAACAACATCAACAAGAAATAACACAAGAAACGCAAAAAACAGCAGAAGCTCTTGGAGTAGCAAGAGAAGATCAAGAAGTTTGGGTTCAATTAGCAAGCGATATACAAGAAGATTATAAAATTACAAGAGAAGAAGCGGAAAGAATGTCCGCTATTATTATCCAGGCAAGAAAAGAAAATCAAGGAGTTTTAAGAGATAGAACTCCAACAGATTGAAGCAAAGTGGCTGTTACTGCTACCAGAGCAGCAACTTCTCTTTGAAGTATGTCTAGTGCTATGGAGGGATTATATACTTCAATAAAAGAAGGTAATGTAAATATTGGTTCTTTAATTGGATCTTTTGGTACTATTATTTTTGGCGCAAAACAAATGACTTCAATTTTATCTGGTCCATTAACATCAGCATGAGCTTTAGTTGGTGTTACTGGAGAAGCGGCCGTTGCTAGTTGAACAATGGGGCTTAGTATAGTTGCAGCAATTGCTTTGCCATTGGTAATTAAAGGAATAGAAAAATTAATAGAGACATTTAAATATAGTGATACAGAATTAAAAATTAGAGAAATAAATAAAAATATAGAAGATCAACAACAACAATTAAATAATTTAAATTCTACCTATAATGATACTATTTCTTTAATAGATGAATTAAATTCTAAAAAAGACACATTCGCAGAATTAGAAGTTGGTACAGTAAAATGAACTCAGGCATTACATGAAAATAATAATGCTATAACTAATTTACTTGATAAATATGATTTATTAATTAAAGACAAATATTACACAATTGATTCAAATGGAGTAATGTCTTTAACTAAAGAAGCAGAAAACGAAATTTTAAATAGATTAGAACGACAGATTGATTTTACACAACTTAGTCTTTATGCAGAAAAAAGTAATTTAAATAAAGCAAATACGCAACAAAAACGAGAAGAAATAAATAATGCTTTATTTAAAAATGTTGATATTAGAACAGAAGTATCAGATAATATTATTGATGCTATTTTGAATAAAGACTTAAAATTTGAGGGAAATCAATTAGTTGGAACTTTTGATGTTGAAACTTTTGAGTCAACACAAGAAGAGGCTATAGATAGAATTCTTGAGTTAATAAATTCAAATGAAGAATCAATAAATGTATTAAAATCTAATACGCAAGCTATTGAAAATAATAATGCTATGTTGAATAGCAGGAATGAATTAATTGGGCAACAGTTAACTCGTGGTATTTCAAATGAGCAACTTGGATTAGAAGAGTGACAACGTGATCCTTTTGAAAAGTTATATGGCGATGAATATGATAGGCTTAAAAAAGAAGTTGACGGAAAATATGATAGCTATGATAAAGTTCAACTTGCAAATGTATTAGAATCAGAAAATTATAAAAAACTTGGATATAAATATGATAGTTCTGATAAAACTTTTTATGATGCAGCTGGTAATGAATTAAATTCAGAGCAAATTAGAAATATTTTAGAAAATGCAGATATACAAATTGCTTTAAAAAATCCCGAAGAATTTGCTAAGAAACTTAGAGATGAAGGCGTTCAAATTGGAACAGCCGAAGATAAAAAAGCTTGAGATGATGCTGCTCCAGAAAGGCAAAGGCAACAAGATGCTTTACAATTACAAGAGGACACTCGTTTAGCTACTGGATTAGGGTTTGATGAAGAACAATATCAAAAATATGTAAAATATCTTCAAGAAGTTAATACTGAATTAAGAAATAATCAAGAATTGGCGGATCAAGTTGCTCTTGCCAATATGCGTATTAATCGTGGCGTTGAAACTTTACAAAAGAATTTTGATGATTGGGCAGAAGAAATTAAATTAGCAACTGATTCTGAAAATGATTGAGCAAGATGAGGCGAAGGCTATATGGAAGCCATGACGGGCATCCGTGAAGCTTTAAGCGATATTGCAAATATTGATTTAACAGATTTAGATTTTGATTTTATTGAAGATAATTTAGATTTAATTGAAAAAGCAGCTACTGGCGATGAAAAAGCAATAGATAAATTAATTAAAGCAATTGCTATTGATTTTACTAAAGCATTAAGTGGTAATAAAGAAAAAATTGATGGCTGAGAACAGTCCTTAGTAGATGCTATTAATGCAGTTAATTTTAATGAAATTACAATTGGCGCGCATTTAGATGATGAAATGACTGCACCTTTACATGAAGCTTTACAAAGAATGGTTGAAGGCAGTAAAGATGCAGCAAAATGAATTAATGATTATTTAGCAACAATTGGTTATAGTCCTATTGTAGATTATATTACTGTTCCAGCAGAGCATTGACAATCTGCTGCCAATAATTTCTCTGGTGGAAAAATAACTGTTGAAGATGAAGAAGGTAAAAAACATACTCTTGCCATGACGGAAGCTGAAGTTCAATCTATGGCGGAGGCTGGCGGCCTTGTTAAAATTCCAATTATTAAAGGGTCAAACAAAAATGGTAATGCTCAATTTGCCAATTCACAAAATTTAACTAGTGCTTTAGCTTCAAGTACTTTTACAGGCGGTACTGGTAGAAATGTTTCTGGTTCTAATAGACATGGCGGTTCTGGAGGTGGTGGAGGCCATGGTCATCATCGTACTCCAAAAGCCAAAGATGAAGATCGCTATCACGAAATAAATCAAAAGCTCAAGCAAACAGAGCATGAATTAAATAAAGTCAATACTTTAAAAGATCGTTCTTATGGCCGTGGCAGATTAAATGCCATGGATGAGGAAATCAAACTTCTTGAGCGTGAGGCTGAACAATATAAAGAATTATATAGAGAAGCTGAACACTGGTTTGCTTTAGATAAATCTGCTTTAGTTGGTTTTGGCGCCACGTTTAATGATGATGGAACAATTGCTAATTATCAAGCTTGACAGGCGTCTTGGATTGATAGATATAATAATGAATCCATTAGCGAAGAAGAATTTAGCGCTTGACAAAAAGCCGTTTCAAAATATGAAGATTCATTACAGCATTTAAATGAAGCTGAAGAAAAATATATTCAAAAAATGAACCAAATATACGATGAACATCTTGAACAAGTCGTATATAGGGTTGAATACTTAAATGAATTAATAGAATTAAGCACAGATTATCTTGATTATTTAATTGAAAAATTGGATGAAGATATGTATGATACCGCTGAAACTGTTGCTAAAATGGGAGAAAAAGCTTCAAATATTTTAGAACAAGTTAATAATATTCAGCAAGGTATTTTTGATGCTTTAACAGATAAAAATAACCATCCTAAATTAAACGCACATAAAGAAATTATTGAAGAATATCTTAAAGGTGAAAGAGACCTCCAAGATGTTCTTAATAATATAGGTCAATTAACGGATAAAGAGCAAGAGCAATTGCGCGAATGGATGGGACAGTTAATTGATTATAATAAAGAATTAAGAAAAACTCAAAAAGAAGCATATGATAAAATCATTGAATCTATTGAAGAATTTAATGATAAAATAGAACGTCAGCAAGATATCGTTAATGATACCGCTGGTGTTATGGAACATTACGCTAATGTTATTGATATTATCGGTAAAGATACTCTTGGCATTAGTGATGCTATGATGAATGCTTTAAACGATTTACAGGTGACTGGAGCACAAGCAAACTTAACAATCGCTACAAATCAATTAAATCAAAATAAAGCAATTCTTGCAGAAATTCAAAAGAATTTAGAGGAAGCAAGAGAACGTGGCACAGAAGCAGATATTAAACATTTTGAAGAGGCATTAGAACAGCAAGAAGATATTGTTAGAGGACTTGCGGAAGAATGGGCAAGTGCCTATGAAGACGCTTTGAAATCAGCGCAAGATGCTTTTACAAATGGTGTTAAATTAGCAACCGAGGCGTTTGATAAAGCCGTTTCTGGCTCTATTGGTAGTTTAGATAAACTTCAAGATTTTTATGATAAACAAACTACTTTACAAGATATTTTCTTGCCGGACTATGAGCGTATTCATGATTTAAGTAAATTAGCTCGTGATATCAATAATGCTATTAATACCACTGATAATCTTAAAGGTAAAGAGAGATTACGTAATTTACAAAATGAAATTCTTGAGGCACAGCGTGAAGGTACCGAATTATCTAAATATGATATGGAATTTATGCAAAAGCGTTTTGAACTTGAACAGGCGCAAATTGCAATGGAAGAAGCGAGAAACGCTAAAAATCTTGTTCGTATGACAAGAGATAATGAAGGTAATTGAAGTTACACCTATACTCAAAATCCAGAAGATGTGGCTAAAGCACAGCAAGAATTTGAGGATAAACTCTATGATTTAGAAAAACTTAATCAAGATAGAGTCAAAGAAACTCAGCAATTAATGCTCAATGCAATGGAAAAATTTAGAGATGAAATTGCTGATGCTGATATGAATGACCAAGAAAAAACGCAAGCATTATTAGATTATTGGAGACAATTACAAGAAGAATATGGTAATTTAACGGATACTGCTTTGAAAGATGGCAAATGAATTACCGATACTTATGATGTTTCTAATCATGAATTGACTGATAGTTTTGAAGAAACTTTACTTTCTCTTGGAACTGGTTATCAAACATTAGAAGATTTCATGAATGATTTTAGAAGCGCTTCTGCGGCAATGGGCGATGATGTAGCTGCGCAATATCAAAAATGGGGCGACTATGTAAAAGCTATTACTGAAGCTGCTGGAATTAATTTTGATAATTTTGCTCAAAGAGTTGCTGATGACATGGATTTGGTCATTCAGGCAATGATTGGCAAAGATGGTAATGGTGGTGCTGTTGGTGTTGCTAAACAACTTGCTGATGAACTCGGTATTTCTGTTGATGATATTTTAGAAGAATTGAGAACTTGGTGAGATGGGCCAGAAGGTCGTTCATTTATAATGGAAGCAGAAATTGCTGAAAATGAAAAGACATATGAGCAATTAGAAAAATTAATTGCAAGTGCTGATCAGATTCCAATTGAATTACCAAAAATTAGTTCAGCAATTCAAAAAATCGCGAGTGGCGGCCATGAATGCGGTTGCGGCGCTACATGTACGACAACTTGTTGGACAGATTGCGGAAGTAATGGTGCAAGTCAGCCAAGAGGATGCGGATGCGGCAGTAATTGTAGTGGGACATGTGGAGATAAATGTAGTGTTAGTTGTCACGGAACTTGCCGAGGTACTTCAAGTAGCAATTTAAATGATCCAATGTTAGGTGAAAAAAGACCTGATTATGGAGGTGGATTTGCTACTGGAGGTTATACGGGGGCATGAGGATCAGATGGTAAACTTGCTATTCTTCATGAAAAAGAATTGATTCTCAATAAAGAAGATACTGCAAATATGCTTGCAACCGTAGGCTTTGTAAGAGATCTTGTTGAAATGCTTACAGCAAATGCGGGTATTTCTGCTTCTGGAATTGGTAATTTATTACTTGGCGGAGTTGGTTCTGGTGGTAATTATTTAGACCAGAATGTCACTATTCATGCCGAATTCCCTAACGCTACTAACCATAGCGAAATAGAAGAGGCTTTTGAAAATTTAATAGGACTTGCGGGACAATACGCAGGACGAAAACAATAAATTAAAGGGACAGAGAAATCTGTCCCTCTTTTTTTATATTGGGTGTGTTTGGGTAATTTTGCCCTTTCGTTTTTAATAATAAAATAGAATAGAGTTTTATGGAGAAAAAGGAGGTCTGCGATGGCAAATAAATATAGTGAAGAATTATTTGGCGCTATTGATGAAATAGTAAAAAAGCGCCTTGAAAAATTAAATAAAGATACCACTATTCTTTGTAGCATTGAAGACAATAGTGAGGCAGCAGACGGCAAATATACGGTATTAAACAATGCTTTGCGTTTTACTGCTTATAGCGAAAATACAGATTATCAAGTTGGACAAAATGTTTGGGTTTTAGTCCCAGATGGTGATTATAATAATACAAAATTAATTGTTGGTAAATATATAAGCGATGACACTCATGCTTTTACTTGAGTTGATCCATTTGTTAATTTTGTTAAAATAACATCAAATTTAACTGGGAGCATTGTGGATGAAACTTATAGTCTTATTGCTAATGATCCTGCCATTACACAAGTAAATATAGGTAATATTATAAAAGAAGAAAGTTTAAATAGTATAAAAGGTTTAGATAGAATTGGAGTATCTGCTGAATTTGCGACAGATTTCATTACATCAAATACGCCTTTTACCGGTAATTATGGATTATTGTTTCAAATTGTAACTGATAAGGATATACCTTTAAATTTTTTATTGGATGTAAATAATATGGCTGGTAATCCTTATAGTGTTAATAGTTCGTTTTTTGAACAAAAAGCAGTTTTTGATTATTCCCCAGAAGAATATGGAAATATAAAAAGTATAAATTGTACTTTTTTCCAAGACCAACAATTTATTGGCGAGCAGGGGTTTTATAATTTGGATGAATATGGAGACCTTATAAATTATGCTCCAGATATCTTTATGACAAATTTACAAGTTTTTCTTGGATACTCTACTAATAAAGTATCAAGAACAACTGCGTTATTATCAACCATGGATTCTACATTATTCTCAGTTGAGTCTGGTTATGTCAATAAAAAAATTAATCCTCGTTTTGTGTATAAAAATGCGGATGGTACTTTTAGTTTTATTAATACATATGAAGATTTTATACATCCAGAAAATCAAAATGCTAATTTAAAAGGATTAACAATGCATCTTTATTATCAAAATTTAAGTTTAGATAGTATTGATCCTCGCGCAGGTCGTTTTTATCATGAAGCGTGAGAAAGAAAAATGGCAGATAACGTTCACATGGACGAAGATTATATTTGAGATACTTGAGAAGAGTCGGATGATTTTAAAAATAATTTTGAGATTCCAATTCTTTTTGATAACGCTAAAAGATCTTATGAGCGACTTAAAGTTGCTTTTTGCCTTAAAAAGAATGATACAAATTTAAATTTAATAAAGACGAGATTTGATGCAATTATTAAAAATTTAAATGAAAATTATGAGCCTTTTTTAAATGAAATTTATCTAACTTCTACTGATAATAATTTTAAATATAAAGAAGACGATTTAAATGTCGTACAAATTTTAATTTCTAACGCGGCAGCGTGATACCAAGATAATGAAGAAGAATTAAATAAACTTAAAAATTTATCAAATAATGTTTATGAAGATTTTTTTATTGATAGTTCTTCGGTTACATCAGAAGCAGTAGCCGCGATGTGAAATTATATTATTACATTAATTTGTGATACAAATAGCGATCAAGATAATTTTGATTATGACCCAGAGCTTATTTACGAAGGAGACACTTATAGTAAATTTGCGGGTATTTTAATAAATGGAATTATTAAAGATAAATATAATTATGCAAAAGACCCAATAAGAAATTTTGAGAAAGCTAAATGGATATTAGAGGATATTTATGTTTCTGATCCATTAGTGTTTACAAATAGCACCTCTTCTGGAGAAGCTGTTGTTGACTTAATTCAAGGGTTAAGATTGGTTGCCACTGATAATCAAAGTGGCATTTATAATTTATATAATTCATCATCAGATACAAATAGTGGATTGATTAAAGCTTCTGATACAAATATAAGACGTAATATTGAAGCATCTTTTTATTCTTTAGTTACTGGTGATGAAGATTTAGATAAAGCAGAGCATATTTATTGATTATTACCTAAAAAAAATACAATGATTAAAGATCCTGCTGAAGGAATTAGTTTTGGATTAAATAATTATAATGCTTTAAAATATACTAAAAAAGAATTTACTGATTGATTTAATCCAGAAAAGTTTAATTCAAATAATATGAAATTATATTTTAAAAAATTAACTTCATATTATGAGATGCAAGTTGGAAAAGTTCGTGGCAGTACAGAGGAAATAAATGTTATAAAGTTAAATGGCGATCCAGAAACCCCAACAGAATCTAACGGAGCTGCGTGAGATAAATATCAAATTAGTACTTTTTTTGATAATAATTGTAATAAATCAACTCAATTAATAACTCTTTATTCAGCGACTAAAGAAACTTTAGTTGTGCCTACAATGGATAAATTACCAGATGGAGCTAGCCTAGATAGTAATAGTATAGAAACTTATGACGACTTTATAAGTGGCAATAACAATATAACCAGTGTTGAAAAAAGCTTTTTATTCAATAACTTAAATAATTATTGAATTATTGTTGAAGATCGTACTTCTGAAATGGTAGAAGGTAATAGTGGTGATAAGTTAAAAAAAGCATCGTTAACTTATCAAATAAAGCAAACATTAAAAAAATCTTTAACAAATAATAAAATTTATGCCAGTATTTATAAAAATGGCACAATGTTTCCTGCTAGTATAGAATTATTTTTTGGCGTTAAGGGCACAAATGGCTCAAATTATAATTTATCATTAGTGCCAATACAAGAGACATATGGTACTAATAATGAAACGGAAACAGAAGCATTTCCTAGCGCATGAACATTAGGTTCTACTAAGTCAATAGAATTATTAGCAACTTTATACAATGCTGATGACGAGGAAGTTTCTTCTGGAGTTGAATATACTTTTGAAATTTATAAAGGTGATACGAGTTATTTTAATGTGCCCGAGCATGGGGAAAACGAAGATGGCGAAAGCGATTCATCGGTTAGAAAAATATCTATAACAGTTAAGAATTCAACTACATTTAAAAGTGGTATAATTGTGCGATGCACTGCAAAAATTTCTGATATTGAAGTTGTTCAATATTGTATTTTACCAGTAAGAAAAAGTAGAGAATACTATTATTTAGATGGCCCGGATAATGTTGTATATAATTCAAATAATGTTCAACCAGAATATTATCATAGTAAATATATCTTAAAAAATGAGCGTGAAGAAGATATTGAAAATATCAAATTTAAAATAGAAAAAATCGCAGATGATTTAGATGCAAATCTACCAACATTGGATAATAATACTCTTAAACCAACTCTTAGTTATATTAGTGATGCCAAATATGATTTTTATATAATAGCATATGACGGGTCTTATGATGAGCCTGATTTTAATAATAGTTATTGATATCAACCAATTTTAGTTATATTAAATAATTATGCTAATACAACAGTTAATTCAATCATAAATAACGAAAATTATAACGTAAGCAATAGTACTACTAAAAATATTTCTAACGTTATGAGCAGTTTAAGTAATACATCGTATGGAATTACGGGAATAACAATTGGAAGTTTACCTAGTTTGGTATCTAATGAATCACGAGCTGGTATACTCGGTTATTTAAATAGTAGTGAATCATATGGTTTTTTCCAAGATGGAACCGGATTTATTGGTAAAAATAAAGTTGTTAAAATAAATGATGAAGGAAATGGGGTTTTAGAATTACCAGAAGCAAGTATAGAAAATGCTGGTATAGTTAAATTAACTAGCGCAACTAATAGCGAATCTGAAACATTAGCTGCGACCGCAAACGCAGTTAAAGCGGCTTATGACCGTGGCAGTACTGGCATTAGCAATGCAGCAACTGCGAAATCAAGAGCAGATGCAGCTTATGATTTAGCTAGTTCAAAAACTAGCAACCTTGGCACAGTAACAAGTATAGTTGCTGGTACGGGCCTATCTGGCGGCACAATAACAGAAAGTGGAACAATTGCTTTAGCTAATAATTATGGAGATACTAAAAATCCATATGGCGCTAAAAGCGCAAATACAATTTTAGCTGGCCCAGTATCTGGCAATAATGCTTCTCCAGGTTTTAGAAAATTAGTTGTCGCGGATATAGAGGATGCTCTAAACGGTATTCCAATTGAAAAATTAAAAATAAAATATAATAATATAACTTATAATGTTACGCCAATAATGCTTGAAAATGGAGTAACTGTATTGGCTTTAACATTATAAAAATAGTATAATATATAGAGAAAAAGGAGGTCTTAGTTATGACTAGACAGCAAGCAGAACAATTTATTAGTATTTACAATGCTTTATTAACAATTTCTACAAAAGGTGAAGATACAAGAACAATGGGTAAAGTATTAGATATTATGCAGAGTTTAGCAAATACTATTGAGGTAAAAGAAGATCCAAATCCAGCTGTAGAAGAAAAAGTGGAAGGAGAGTAAATTATGGCAAAATTGTATCCTCCTGTCATAGAAGGTACAATACCAGCGTTTTACGGGACAACATTAGTTGTCCCGTTTTCTATGAACAGGGCAGTCGCAAAAAGCGATATTAAAGGTTTTTCTTTAAAAATAAAAACCGTACAAACAAATACTTTTGTTAAAAATTTAACCAGCACAAATTATACAACCTCACAAGTTGAATTTGATATTTCTAATGCGGGTTTAGTGGCTGGACAATATTATAAATTACAACTTGCTTATATATATAATGATAGTTATTCTACTCTTGGATATTATTCTACAGTTGGAGTTGTAAAATATTATGGTGAAGATGGCCCAACTATTTATGTAGATGGGTTATCAAGTAAAAATACAAATATTTATACAGGAAGTTTTTTAGGGGTTTTTGACCATCCTAGTGATCCAATGGAAAAAGTTGCACAATATCGTTTTGTTATAAAGGATTCAGACGGAGAAGTTATTACAGATACCGATTGAGTTGTGCATAATACAATAAATGATGTAAATTCATTATCTTCAAATGATTATTTTAAATATAGCGATGATTTAGATAATGAAAAAGTTTATTATTTATATTATATGGTTATTACCTCAAACAACATGGAATGTTCTACTCCTGGATATAGAATTTTACAAAAAAATAGCGTTGGCATGGGTTTAGATATATCACTTATCGCAGAAAACAATTTTGATAATGGTTATATCACTATAAAAATAGCAAGCGAAAATACAGACACAATGTTAACTGGTTCTTACGAAATTAGTAGACAAAATGTTAAAAATCCAAATCACTGAGAACCAATTTTTGTTTTTGTTTTACAGGGTGAATTACCAGGACAATCTTATTGAAGAGACTTTACGGTTGAACAGGGTGAAACTTATAAATATTGTATTCGCCAATTTAATTCTTCTGGTATGTATAGCGATAGAATTTATTCTAATGAAGTTTATGCAGACTTTGAAGATGCTTTTTTATTTGACGGCGAACGTCAATTAAAAATAAAATATAATCCAAAAGTATCTAGCTTTAAAAATGATATTCTTGAAAGCAAAACAGATACTATTGGCAGCAAATATCCATTTATCTTTAGAAATGGACATGTTAATTATAAAGAATTTCCGATTTCTGGTTTAATTTCATATTGAAGCGATGATGAAGAACTTTTTATGAAAATGGAAGATATTGGAATTGATGATATTTCTAAAGTATTAAGAGCAATGACGGTCCGCAATGAAATCTCAATTGCGCATGTAAAATATGTATATAATTATGACGCAGATAATGTACTTATTTATGGTGATGAAGATATTAAAACGAGAGACCAGCAAAATGCTAGAGATGAATTAGTTGAACTATATGAAAATAATAGGAAATATGCTGTTGAAAAATTCTTATCTAAGAATTATAAGACTACTGATTTAACTAATTACAATATTGCGGCAGAACGCAGATTTAAATTAGAAGTGTTAGAGTGGTTAACAAATGGAAAACCAAAATTATTTAGATCTCCAAACGAAGGCAATTATATTGTTCGTTTATTAAATACTTCTTTAACACCAACAGATAGCGTTGGAAGAATGTTACATACTTTTAATTCAACTGCATATGAAGTTAGTGAAATTACGCATGATACTATGACAGGATATGGTTTTATAGATGATGAAATAGATGCCTCAGAGGGACAAAGAGAATATTATAGATCTGTTACTCTTGGGTATCAACCATATGATACCGATGAAAATTATAAACCAGTTATTACTGGCCAAAATCCTCAATACCCAGTAGATGATGAAGGGTATGTTGAATTATTAACAAATCCTTATAATAAAGATGAGGTATTAAGAGCAAAAACAATTCGTTTTGATGATATGAGTTCAAGTGATATTGTTTATATCAACAACGAAAAACGAATGATTGGTGGTACTGGAGTTTATAATTTAGATAATGGTGATGAAATTTATTCAGTAAAAGTAAGATCTGTTGCTGATTTTCTTACCGATGAATATGAAGCAGCATATCAGATTTATTTAGACCAAATTAATGCGATTAATCACAATATAGAAGAATATCAAACGTTAATTGATAATGCTACGCAAGCTTTGGATGATGCGGAAAAAATTATTGCGGACATTAGAAATGGTGTTATAACAATTCAAGGTGATGAAAAAGTTGAAGGTTATGATAAAACAATTAATGAATTAAAAGAAGAAATTAAAAACTTAACATCAAAAATTAATGCGAGTAAAAAGAAATACGCTGATTTAGTTAATAATTTAAATAGTATAAGTGCTGATATAGATAAATTAAAAAAGATACAAGATACTATTGTTATTGACGGTTCTAATATTGATGAAAAAGCAATTAAAAACAGAATTAGCGTATTGCGAAAAGAACTTAGAGATTTAAATACCAATATCAAAAAAATTGGTAAAAATGCCTATGAAATGGAACAGCTAATTAGTAATTATAGCTCTTCACTTAATACGGATATTGATACTTATGAAAATAACAAAACTACTATACAGCAGTATATTGATTCTTTGTCTGATAGACAAAGCTTTACTGATCAAATAACTAAGATTAAAGAAGAAATTGAATTATTAGATGGTAAAGAAGAATTTGATAATAATTATAAAAACGCATTAAAGAGTTTTTATAATAGTCAAGGCAATTTAATTCCATGGCCAGATCCTGCTTCAACAGATGAAGAAATTTATGAGAAATATAATGAATTAATTGAAACAGTTTTTGGCAAAGAAGAAGAAGAGGAAGAAGAAGAAAAAGAAATTGCTAAAAATACAGACGAAGAAGAAGCTTATGTAGATATTTTTCCAGTTGTTGATGATATTGATAGTGGTAAATCAATTGTAGAACTTATGAATAGTTTATTAATTGGTAGTGATGTTAAGAAAGATAATATTGTAGGAAAGAAAAATTTATGTACAGGCGATAATACTCCTTTTTCTAAAAAAAGTATTGGTTTTGACAAAAAAAGGTGGCGTTATGATCATGTTTTTGATGCTACTTATGGCCATTATTATAAAGAGTATAATCCATATACCTCTACATATACTACCCCTTCAAAAAATTGAAATTCAGTAACTATTAAATCGGCAGTATCTAAAAAAACTGATCAAAAAACAAGCATTGATAAAGCTAAAACTAAATTACAAAATGCTTTAATAGCGGCAGATAGCGAAATGCCAGAATCAAAACCAGATTGCGATGAACTCATAAAGAAATATACTGACGCAATTAGTGATTGTAAAAAAAGAATTGCAGAAGCCTGAGCTCAATATACTAATACCACAGACGAAAAGAAAAAAGATGAATTAGTGGAAAAACAACGCGAATTAGCTACTGAATTACAAAATAATCAAAACGAATTAGATAAA